GCAAAATCTGCTAACGCAATGCTTGAAGAAAATAGTAATCATGAAGAGTTCGAAGTAATTCGTTCTTATTTGCAGAGAATTGAAAAATGCTGTGAGGATAAATGTAAGAGTATTTTTGTTAAGAAAGATATCTCTACATGGATCGCAGTATTTGATAAATTTACAAAGTTGAATTTACCAGATAGTAAATTTGCAGAATTTGTAATGGCTATCGAGACAAAATTACATGATGTTTTAATTGGTGAATGGTCATATGATTTATTAAGTAAAGAACCAGGAACTACAGGGAAAAAACTTATTTCTAAAAAAATTGAAACATATACGGCACTTATGATGAACTATTTACATATCGAGGATAAAACAGAGAATAATGAAGTAGCAGTTGCTACAGATGATAATAAAATGACTGATATCGAATTTGTACATAATATAGTAAATGCAAATATTACAGTTGATGATATGCAGGATTATAAGGACTATATCGAAGACACAGTAAGAATGTCTTCTCCGTTATATCATCAGGCATACCCAGCTTTGTTGGCAATGGTTGCATATGTTTTTGAGAATGATTGTGATTTGCATTTTGAGAAATGGATTGGAGATTATTCGAACAATACATACGAATTTAGTGAAAATATGGAAGAAAATTACGAAGCGATGAAAACCGCATTTCTTCGGGATTTAGGTGAATCAAAAGTGGCGTAATCTCGTCACTTTGAGAAAGAGAGGTAAACAAAATGAAGAATAAAGAAAAATTCATGGATAAGATTTTAGAAATAACTGTATCACATAACTGCGAATTGGCTGTAGATATTAAAATAAATAAGCCATCACCCTGTGGATATATATCATGTGGGGAATGTTTATTTGGAAAAAACTGTTGTGTAGAAGATAAAATGAAGTGGCTTAATGAAGAATATAATAAGTGGGAGAATGTTGAAACGGATGCCAAAATATTAGTAAAAAATAGGAGCAAAGATCATTGGGAACGTAGACACTTTCATGAATATAAAAATGGAAAGGTATATGCTTATGCAAGAGGGAGAACTAGTTTTACTACAAGTGATTGTTCAATTGTTTCTTATCCATGGGAATATGCAAAATTATATGATGAAGAAAGTGAGGACTAGCCATGGATAAAATAACATTAGTAGCAGTATTGACAGATTATGAAGAAACATACGATGTACGAAATGTAGATAAGCCTGAAAAAGAAAGCGAGGAAGAATGAGCAGATTGACGGACTATAAGGATTATATTTCTGAT